TTGAAGAATCAAAAAAAGATGATGATGACGATGATGGTGCATATGATTTAGATGACCCAAAACACCCAACTTGGGCAAAAAGATATCTTGAAAAAGCTGACAGTAAACGCAAAAGTGATAAAGAAGTAAGTGAAGGGGTAGCAGGAGATTCTACTAAAGGAACTTGTTTAGCGTCTTCTAGTAGGCCAAGTATTTTTTCTGCTAAAGCAAATAAAGAATTTGATAGAGTTAAAAACTTATCAGATAAAGATTCAAAATATTATCACGACACCCAAATTAGAAATGCACAACTTTCTCAAAGACTTCGTAGTGAAGATGTAGCATTAGAAGAAGGAAGAAAACCTAGTCTAATTACAGGAACTCGTAAAATTGCTTCTTATGAAGGAGACCACGGACATACTGCAGAAGTTCGTCATAGCAGAGAATATAATGAATATCAAGTACATCATTACAAAAATGGTGTGCATCAAGGTGAAGGTCCAATATCTTATCATGGTGATGATAAAGAAGAAGCACACGATAATGCAAAATATGAAGTTGGTATGCAACCCGAAATAATAAAGAAAAAATGAAATCATTTAAAGATTTTCTAGAAGAAGGTGTGTCTAAAACAGAATCTTTAGACCCACCTGCTGTTTTAGTAATGAAAAGGAAGTCCATTAGACAATTTCCTAATAATGAACGGGTAGCTCTTTATTTTATAGACAAATTAAATAAATATATATCAATACCTTATACTGGTTCACACTGGTCCAGTCCAGGAAATATTCCAACACCAGCAAATGAATCGTTAGATTTAGACCAGTAAACTAATAGGATAGAAAATGGCAAACAAATATACAATTCAAACATTAACAGATACCACTCAACACACAATAATTAAACTTACTGGATTGTTTGATGGTTCTACAGCAGAAACTAACAATACCAGAATTCAAGCCAATACTTTAAATTTTGCTCTTGATAGTTCTAAAGCAAATTTATTATCAGCTGTTGCAAATACTGGTGCTTTATCTTTCTATGGATTAGCAGTAGACCGAGTTTGGTATAATTCTAGTGCTTCAGTTGAGTTATATTGGTCTTCTACTGCTAATGCAAATACTATTATGTATATTCCAGCATTTGGTACAGGTTCTTATAATGGTGAAGGTAACTGGATAACAATTCCTAATAATGCACAAGGACAAACTGGTTGTATTGGTGATATTGGTGTTAGGTCACTTGGTACTCCTGCTGCAAATACTTCATATGATATTATTATTTCATTACGTAAAGATAATGCACAATATTCACGGGGCCAATTTGAAGACCCAAGTGCCTTTAATTATGGCATTTATAAATTAAAACCATAGGATATTATCGTGAAATTAATAAAAGAAATTACAGAAACAGTTAATTATCTAACAGAAGAAGCTGATGGTAAAAAATCTTTGTTCATTGAAGGACCATTTTTAGTTGCTGGTGTAAAAAATCGCAATGGTCGATTATATGAACACCATACAATGAGTAAAGAAGTTGCCCGATATACTGAAGCATATGTTAATAAACAACGTGCATTTGGTGAATTAGGTCATCCAGATTCTCCTTCTATTAATTTAGACCGTGTATCACATTTAATTGTTGGACTTAGGGAAGATGGTAATCAATGGATTGGTAAAGCTAAAATATTGGACACCCCAATGGGAAACATTGCTAGAAGCCTAATTGAAGGGGGTGCTCAATTAGGAGTATCTTCAAGAGGAATGGGTTCTCTGAAAGAAGTCAATGGTGTTAATATTGTCCAAGCAGATTTTTATCTAGCCACAGCAGCAGATATTGTAGCAGACCCTTCCGCACCTGGAGCATTCGTTCAAGGAATTATGGAAGGTAAGGAATGGTCATTAATTGATGGAATTTGGACTGAATCAGATTATGATTCATCTAAACAACTAATAAAAAAGGCATCCCAAAGAGATATAGAACGAGTTTCATTGAAAATCTTTGAAAACTTTCTTAAAAAACTTTAAAAATCTTTAACTTATAAATAATATATACAAATCAAGGAGATTACAAAAAATGTCTAAACTAAATTTATCTGAAGCTGCAAAAGATATCCTGATGTCAAATGTGTCAGGAAAACAGAGTGGTCAAGATGCCCCTAAAAAATTATCTACAGCCGTTGCTTATGGGCAAAAAGATGCTGGTAAAATAGGCGATTCACCACAGGATATGGATGATACTAATCCAGATTACACTAAAGGTGTACCAACCGCTAAACCACCTGGAGCAACTCCTCCTGTTGGTTCAGAACCAATGAAAAAACTTGCAGCCCAACCTGCTCAACAAGGTTCTGGTGAATCAATTGAACAAAGTGATGCTGATGAATATACTGCTATCCGTGACCGTAAAGCAACTAAATTAGCTAAACAAACTATGTCTAAAAATCCTGGTGCTACTTTTGCATCTTATGGTGAAGAATTTGATGTTGCTGATGACGTTGATGCTCTTATGGAAGGTGAAAATCTTTCTGAAGAATTCAAACAAAAAGCTACTACAATTTTTGAAGCAGCTGTTGGTGCAAGAGTTGATTTTATTGTAGAACAAGTTGAAGCAGAATTGATTGAAGAAATGCAATCAGTTATAGAAGAAATTAAGGAAGAATTAGCAACTAAAGTTGATGATTATCTAAACTATATGGTTGAAGAATGGATGACTGCAAATGAAATTGCTATAGAAAGAGGTCTAAAATCTGAAATTGTTGAAGACTTTATTTCTGGCTTAAAGAATTTATTCGTTGAACACTGGATTGATATTCCTGCCGACAAAGTTGATGTTGTTGAAGAGTTATCTTTAAAAGTTGAAGAACTTGAAGAATCTCTAAATGCTCAAATTAGTCGTGGCATTGAACTTAAGAAAGAGTTAAACGAACAATTGAAGTACGAAGCTATCTACACAGCGTGTGAAGGCTTATCTCAAACCCAAGTAGAAAAAATGAAAGCACTTGCAGAAAGTGTCGAATATACTTCAGATTGGGAATTTGCATCTAAACTAGAAACACTGAAAGAATCTTATTTCAAATCAGATGTTAAAGTTGCGGATATTTTAGCATTAGATGACGAAGTTCAATTAATAGAAGAAGAAAAGAAATTTGTAAAATCTTCTGACCCTATGATGGACCAATATGCAAAAACTATCTCACAAAATTTAATTAAATAATCGAGGAATAAAAAAAATGTATTTAACTGAAGAATTACAAAAAAAATGGCAACCAGTTCTAGAACATCCTGAACTAGAAGCTATTAAAGACCCTTACAAAAAAGCAGTTACTGCACTTGTATTGGAAAATCAACAACAAGCTATGACTACTGATGCTCAAGCATTGAATGAAACTGGTCCTGCTAACGTAACTGGTGCTGGCATTCAAAACTTTGACCCAGTATTGATTTCATTAGTTCGTAGAGCACTTCCTAACTTGATTGCATATGACGTTGCTGGTGTTCAACCAATGACAGGTCCTACTGGTTTGATTTTTGCTATGAGAGCAAGATTTGACGGTCAAGCAAACACTAATCCAGAAGCTTTCTTCAATGAAGCAAATACTGTATTCTCTGGTGTTAATTCTGCCGCAAACCCATACGGTTTCCAAGGAACTACTGCTTCTGACGTTCTAAACACTTTCCAAAATCCAGCTAGTGGTACTACTACTACTGGTATTGGTATGCCTACATCAGTTGCCGAAACATTGGGCGATTCTGCTGGTGCTGCTTTCCAACAAATGGCTTTCTCTATCGAAAAAGTTACTGTTACTGCACAATCTCGTGCATTGAAAGCTGAATACTCATTAGAATTAGCTCAAGATTTGAAAGCAATTCATGGTTTGGATGCTGAGACTGAATTGTCTAACATTCTTTCTACTGAAATTCTTGCTGAAATCAACCGTGAAGTAATTCGTACTATCTACACAACTGCTGTAGCTGGTGCTCAATACGGTACTACTACTGCTGGTTACTTCGACTTAGACACTGACTCTAATGGTCGTTGGTCTGTTGAAAGATTCAAAGGTCTTATTTTCCAAATCGAACGTGATGCTAACGTAATTGCAAAACAAACTCGTAGAGGAAAAGGTAACGTAATGATTGTTTCTTCTGACGTTGCTTCTGCTATGGCAATGGCTGGTGTATTACAATATACTCCTGCTCTTCAAGCTGATTTGCAAGTTGATGATACTGGAAACACTTTTGCTGGTATGCTTCATGGTCGTATCAAAGTTTATATTGACCCTTATTTTGGTGGTTATACTTCTAACCAAGAATTGGTTACTATCGGCTATAAAGGTACTTCACCTTATGATGCTGGTATTTTCTACTGCCCATATGTTCCATTGCAAATGGTTCGTGCAGTTGACCAATATACTTTCCAACCAAAAATTGGTTTCAAAACTCGTTACGGTATGGTTGCTAACCCATTTGCACAAGGTCTATCTGATACCAATAAAGGTCGTTTAGAAGCTCGCTCAAATGTTTACTACCGTATCTTCGGTGTTAAAAACTTGATGTAAGATTTATTTCTTATAGAGTTTATAAAAGGAGTCTTCGGACTCCTTTTTTTTATTATAAATATTAGAAAACAAAACGATTAAAGGTGAATAATGACTGCTTTAAATAGAGGTCCTCAGAATACAAATTTAGCACAATCAACAAAATACCTATTAACAATTGATAGAATACCTACTACACAATATTTTTGTCAATCTGCAAATATTCCTGGTGTTGGTTTAACTCAAGCATCATTTAATACTCCTTTTGTAGATATTCCTGTAATGGGTAATAAATTGTTATATAATCCATTTAATATTAAGTTTCTAGTAGATGAACCAATGGATTCATGGAAACAATTATATGATTGGTTTTTAGCTATTGCTGCACCATCAGGATTTGATGAAAGGAATTATATAACTGCATTGCAAAACAAATCTATAATTGATAAGAAATCTTTACCTAATTATTCAGATATAACCTTAACTGTATTAAATGCACTTAATAATCCTGTATTAAGAATTCAATTTATAAATGCTTTTCCTACATCATTAACAGATATAAATCTAGATACAACTTTATCAGCTGATACCATAATCACTGCTGATGCATCTTTTTCTTATGAATACTTTAACATTATAGAATTATAGTCAGGAGTGTAACGACTGATTGCGAAGCAATTATTATATACACTTCGTGCTGTCGCTCTGCTCCAGAATCTTATTTTGTTTTTATCTAGAATCAGTTTCAAGTACAGTTCTGGTATAAAGCATTATAACATCATTAATAAATCTTGTCAAGTCTAATTTGCAATTATTGACAAAATAAATGATTATAAATACATAATTGAATACTATGAACCAATTGAGGCTATATCATGAAAACTCTAGAACAAATTCTTGAATTTTGGGAAAAAGATGCAGAAATGGACCAGACTGAACCTGGAAAAGAACTCATTAATATACCAAAACTACATAACAAATATCTTACAATCCTAGTAAAACATAAATTAGCATCAAAAAAAGCACATTTTGATTATACCCGTATGCGTAAAATTAAGTGGGAATACTATACTGGTAAATTATCACAAGATGAATTATTGCAATATGGATGGGAACCCTTTACTTTAAAACTTAAATCTGATGTTACAACTTATCTAGAAGCAGATAATAACTTAATTAAACTGTTAGAGAAAAAAGTATATCATGATGAAATTGTTTCGGTAGTAGAGTCTATTATGGGTGAAATAAAACAAAGGTCGTGGACATTAAAGTCATTTATTGATTGGGAAAGGTTTATTAGTGGAAATTAGAGTTGATGTTCTTATATCTAAAAAAAATGAAGTTTATGCTAAAATAAAATGTGACCGTTCAATAGCACAAGAATTATCAGACTTTTTTACATTTTATGTTCCAGGATATACTTTTGTTCCTGCATATAGAAATAAAATATGGGATGGTAAAATTAGATTATTAAATGTTCAAACAAATCTAATATATCTAGGATTAATACCTTACATAGAAGAATTTTGTATATCAAATGATTATACATTTAACTATGATGAAACTCGACCAGACCTTGAAGATGTATTTTCATTAAAATTAGCTAATGAATTCTTTTCATCATTAAATCTACATTCTAGAGGAAATCCAATAGAGGTAAGAGCACATCAAGTAGATGCATTTATTCATTCTATGCAGAAAAAAAGAAGTTTATTATTATCTCCTACTGCATCAGGTAAGAGTCTTATAATTTATTTGTTATTTAGACAACTTTTAGAATATCAAGATTTAAAAGGTCTTATTATAGTTCCTACTGTAAATTTAGTATCACAATTATTTTCAGATTTTGAAGATTATTCTAGTGAAAATGAATTTGTCGTTGATGAAAATGTACATAAGATTTATCAAGGGCAAGATAAAATTTCAGATAAAAAATTAATAATATCTACTTGGCAATCAATTTTTAAACAAGATAAAGAATATTTTGACCAATTTGATTATGTTATATGTGATGAAGTACATTTAGCCCAAGCCAATTCTATAAGAGATATTATGGAAAAACTATCGAATACCAAATATCGCATTGGTTTAACTGGTACTTTATCTGGTATGAAAACGCATAAACTGGTTTTAGAAGGTTTGTTTGGCACAGTTAAAAAAGTTATAACAACAAAAGAACTAATAGATAAAAATGAATTAGTAGAATTTAATATAAAATGTCTTATATTAAAACATGATGATGCTATCTGTAAATTGATGAAATCTTATACTTATCAAGAAGAAATTGCATATATTATTTCCAACGAATTGCGTAATAAATTCATTAGAAATCTTGCAATTAGCATGAATAATAACACCCTAGTTTTGTTCCAACTGGTTGACAAACATGGAAAAATACTGTATAATCTTATTAAGAACTCGAAACAAATAGGTGATAGAAAAGTATTCTTTGTACATGGTGGAACAGAATCAGATGATAGAGAAAACATTAGAAAAATTGTTGAAGAAGAATCTAATGCAATTATTGTAGCATCATTTGGTGTATATTCTACAGGGGTCAATATAAGAAATTTACATAATATAATTTTTGCATCTCCAAGTAAAAGTCGTGTGAGAAATTTGCAAAGTATAGGTAGAGGATTAAGACAATCTGATGGTAAAACTAAAGCAACCTTATATGATATAGCTGATGATATAAGGTTTAATAAACATGTTAATTTTACCTTGAAGCATTTTATG